TGTGCCGCCATGGCTTGAGATAATGCTGAACTTGCTGTCACTAGAGGGCACATCCCCTGACGCACCGCTGTCGTTCTTGCGCAACCATACGTTGATGTCGTGGATACTGGTGTCGGTATTGCTGAACTGGATCGAGAAGGTGAAGCTATAAATGCCCGCATGATCAACCGTGATCCGAGACTGGCTGGCAATATTGATGCCGCGATTATCGGTATCAGCCGAGCGCAGCAGGATCGAGGTTGGAGTGTTAGCCGTCGCTGTTTGCGAGGTGTTATCCCAGAAGCTGGCCCAATAGCTAGGCCCACTGAAGTAGGGCAGCTGATTCCATGGCGTCTTACCGTCGCCAATCTTCAGATTGTTATCGATGCTCTCAAAGCCAGGCTCTCCTGCCATCAACACTGGATTCAGCGTCGACCACTGGCTTTTGCTGTTGACCTTGAATGGGCTGCTCATGTCTTCTGAAGCCCGATCTGAACAAACTTGCCATCGTCTAGCAGCATCACGTCACGCACGGTGTAGGCAACCGTCGCAACAGTGATTGAGCTGCCACGGCTTAGGTTCCCGAAATCGGACGCCTTAGCCGTCAGTGTGTAGTCAGTGCTCAGCACCATGCCATCAGCCAATACTTGGCTCGGCATGTCCAAGATGCCCAGTGCAGTAACGGCGCCAGCTGTGCAGCTGACGCCGAAATCTGCCAGGAAGATATCGAGATCTTCCGTGAGTGCCATCAGCTGTACTTCTTGGAGCCGAGGGCCACAACCGAAACAGCACCGGTGCCAGTGCCACCGGTAACGGTGAAGAGCACGCGAACGTAGCGCTTCAGGTCGTTGCTGTTCAGGTAGATCTTCTGCTGGAAGGCAGTGTTAGCAGCAGCAGCAGTGAAGCCGCCGCCGGTCACATCAGCGAAATCACCAGAGGTAGTAGTGGCGCTGTCTTGGATCTTGGCGGTCAGAGTGACGCCAGCACCAGCAGCAGCAGCATCAATAACGAAAGCCACATCGCCCTCATAGTCGATCAGGTCGACATAAGCGGGGGTGCCGGCACCAGTGGAGGCGACCACTGCGTTGTTGTGCAGCTCAAGCAGATCGGTTTTCGATCCGAGGTTGTGGATGGTCATTGGGTAGATCTCCTGCGCTTGGGCGCTGATTTAGGGGTGGGAGCCTCTACTGGCTCTTCAATTTTGACAGGTGCGGCAGCAGCTTCAATAGCTTTGCCAATACCGATCAGAAGCCTGGCGTCAGAGGGGGAAGCCTCAAGGACTTCCCCGACGTTTGCCACACGTCCGCTCAGCATCGTCTGCCTAAGGACGCGGATCAACATGATCAGAGGTTGTTGTTGCCGCGGCTGAAGGATTCAGGATGGCGAACAGCGATGTCCACATCCTGCATCGCAACCACGCGAACGGTGCCGCTGGTGCTGTTGGTGTAGGGATCCACCATGATGTCCAGGCCGGAGAAGTAACCGATGATCAGGTCGGCAAAGTTGCCAAACCACAGATCACCAGCTGCCACTTGATTGGAGAGAACGCCGGTGTAGCCGTTCACTTCACCGCCTTCCATGATGAACATGCCGGAACCGGTGTCCTTGCTGGTGGTCTTCAGGTAACCACGCATTGCAGCGTTCATCAGGTAGACGGGGCTACCCAGCAGAGCGTTGGCGGTTGCCACGTCGCTCTCCAGTGCCACCACCTCAGCGAAGGTAGGAGCGTCAGCAGCGAAGTTCTCGGTGCCGATGCCGGTGGTCAGCTTCAGGCCGAGGGGCTCGCCGCTGGAACCGGTGCCATAGAGGCCTGCCAGGTCGATCTTGAGAGCAAGCACGCTGGCCAGATCGGAGCGCACCATGTTCTCCACGTCGATAGAGGACTGGATCATCAGGCGACGGCTGTAGTCGGTGTAAGCGGCCACAGTCTTGGGAGTCAGGCTCACCTGATCCACGGTCTGCTGGGACTCGGTGGGGGCACCAGACTCAGCCACCCAGTAAGCGGTAGCAGCGCCGGACTGGCGGGGGATTGCCACGTTGCCGGTGAGACCGGTCAGCACAGTGGCGCCAGCCTGATCCAGAGCAGACGCGTTACGCAGCAGATCGATGAAGCTGCCAGCGTCCAGATCGGTAGCAACCAGGTTGCCGCCAGCGGTAGCAGCACCGACGTTCAGATCGCGGCGCAGCACATCCTGAGGAATGGTGATACCGCGGGACTGGCGGCCAAGTTTGAAAGCTGCAGCCTCAGATGCCTCGATCTCGAACGCAGCAGCCTCACGGGCAGCGCGGTCGGTCGGGTTGGCCAGATAGTTAATGGCACGCAGGAAGGAGAAGCTGCGGCTCTCCTTTTCAGTCAGGCCGATTTCAGCGGCGCTCATGTTTACAGGCTCCTGTTTAATGTCGAGTTTGTCGAGCACAGCAGCACGAGCCTCGTCGATAGAACGACCAGATTCGATCAGCTGGCGGCCAAGGTCGGCCATGTTGTGCTTGTCGCACAGTGCAGAAATGCCAGCGATGCGGGAGCGCTCAGCCTCAGCGGCTTCGGCCCGCACCACGGCCAGATCGGTGGTGGAGTTTTCCATTACAGGAATGGGATCAGGTGTAGGTGCTGCCGAGGCAGCTTGCTCGGCCTCAAGGGATCGGCCAATACCAACGCCGGGGTCAGCCGGCACCGATACAACCGAAACCTCATAAGGAGACCAGGCAGTAGCAACAAAGTCGCCACTGCCGCGCTCCTCCATTTTGTCGATGGAGTAGCCAAAGGAGACGTTTCGCAAAACGCCATCCTTCACATCGTTCAGGATTTCCTGAGCGAATGGATTGCGGCTAAACCGCACACGTGCATAACCGCGACGGCGCTTGCTGTCGATGTATGCACGCTCGACCACCCCGATCACGCGATCAGGGTTGTGGTTGAACAGCAGCGGTGCGCCATCGTTCAGGCGGCTGAGATCGGCAGCCGTTGCTTCATGGCTGAGAATCTCGTTGCCGAAGTAACGAGCAACAGGAAACTCAGAGCTAAACGGAAACTCGTAGGTGCGATCCTCAACCTCATCGAAGGTTGTAATCTCTGCCCGCTGGTAGCGGCCAATTCCGGGCATGGCACGCAGCTCAGCGATCTTGCTGAGCGTTGAAAACTTATGGCCCACCAGTGTCTCGGTCGCAGCCCAGCCATCCTCACCTTCTGCATAAATGCGGATCAATGCAGCGGGATCCTCTGGCGTTGCCTCAATGCTGAACTCAGTATCAGGAACGCCCAGCGTGCCCTCGCGCATTACATGCTCAATACGGCCGCGGGCTGTGCCGCCACTGGAATCCCATTGCACAAAGTCGCCCTCACTTAGCTCATCAGGCTCGGCACGCAGCACATGCTCTTCGGTCGCCGTTTCTTCCATGTTTCTATCCTGCAATGCCTTGATTCTATCCGCCTTCGCTGTAGCCCAACTCTGGCCGGGATCGCCGCCCCATGCCGCCCATGCCACGCGGCCGGCTGAGGGGTAGCCATCCTCATCAGGATTAAACCCCTGACCTTGCTTGTCGACCTCATGGCGTGCGAACCATGCCGCCATCGTGATCACGGTGTCGGCGCTCAACTCATCGCCGCTCAGGATCTGCGATGCACGCCGCGCCGCAACCTCAGTGCCGCCGGCCTCGCCGTCTGCTTTCCAGTCTCGATATCGCTGTGCCTCTTTCTTCATGCCAGCAGTAGGCATGAGATCAATCTCCTCGCCTCCAACGATTGCCATCAATCCTCAAATGCCTCAGTGGGGTCCTCTAAGACCGATTCCTCTTCGTAGTCCTCTTCCTCTAGCGGAGCGTCAGTCTCATCAAACGCAGGCGTTGCACCCATGCTCACCGCGGGTTGAACACCGCCGCCGCTGTTGACTTCGCTTGGGTCTGTGTCGACGACAATATCCATCTCATCCAACATCGCCAGTTCCGCCTGACGTGCCACCAGCACATCCTCCAAGTCGCCACCCTGTTCAGCGATCACTTGGCCCAGAGTCTTGAAGCCACAGCGCACCGCTGTCTTGTAGGCATCCACCTCACGCTGAGGGTCCACCCACTCCCAGCTGCGCGGCACCCAGCGGCTTGCGCGATACCGATCCGGGTTCGTCTCGTAACCAGGCAGGCTCAGCGCACCGCTCAGCACAGCCATATCAAGCCACGCCTCAAATACCTGTTGATGGAAGTTCTCCACCATGTACCGCTGCAACACGCGGTACGTGTCCCGCTCTTCCAGCAGGCTTAGCCGGCTGCTGCTGTAGTTGCTCTCTGAGAAGTTCTTGCTGATGCTTTCGAACGACACGCCAACGCCAGCCGCCACAGCACGCAGCATGGAACGCGTGAATGGTTCCAGCTGCCCGTCAGGTGCATTCAAATCCGGCACCGTGACGCTCTCGCCGGGCGCCAGATACTTGAACACACCAGGCTGAAACTCGCTGACGCGTTCACCCTCATAAATCTCGTCTCCCACCAGCTCGCCCTCTGGCGATTGGATAAAGCCCATCAGCGCCGAGCTAGCCCGAGCACGCACCACCTCAGCCTCTTCATAGCCCTGCAGCATGTGCAGCCGCATCAGCGCCGAGGCGAACCACGTCACACCACGCGTCTGCCCCGGACGCTCAGGCAGGAACAGATGGATCACCTCATCAGCCGGCACGCGCACACGTTTGCCATTCGTGCGCGGGTTGCCCGCATAGGTGTCGCCCGGATGGTTGGCGTAG